ATGCGCCGGTCGATTTTGAGGTGATGATAAATCGGCTGTTCACTGCGTCCCACGTCACATTAGCCGTGCTCAGCTTCTCCGCAATCCGCGCGGCCACGCCGTTCAGGTTGGTTTCTGCTGAGAAATCCACGGCTGTGATCGTCTTGTTGGTGCCGTCGATGCTGATTTTCATCGCGCCATCGGTCACCGAGGCCCAGGTGCTGATCGCCTGCTGCGCCGGCGTCAGGATGGCACAGCGCAACAGCGCAGCCTGGTCTTCTTTAATCCAGCGGCCGATGTACAGCGTGCGCGGCTGCGGCGTCTGCTGGAAATACAGGTTAGCGGCCTTGTACTCCGGCGCATCCATGCCGAAATCTGCGCCGACGTCGGTAATGCCCGAATAGCTGCGCATGCGCTGACTGCCGTCAATGACATCAGAGCCACCAACGATCAGCAGCGCGCCGAAATTGCGCCCCTGTGCAGCGCGCAGCGCCATATTCACCGTCACATTGACGATGTTCGATACAGGTAAGCCCTGTGACATAGATTATTCTCCGAAGAATTGAACCGGTGCTTCCACCAGCGACTTGATGCCGTACTCGCGGATCACTTTGCGACGCAGGCGCACGGCGATGTCATATCGGCGCACCCACTGGTTGTTGATGAGTTCGGGAAAAGGAATGATGTCGCCAATGCTGCCCAGCGACAGCCCAATGGCTTTTAATTGGTCGTTGTTCTGCGTCAACATCAGACCATCACGAAAAATTGTCACCAGCCGCTGACTGCCGGGGCCGTAGAAACTCGCCATGCACTCAACCACTTCATGCCGCCAAAGTTCCGAGCCTTCGCCTGTCGTGCTGGTTAAGGCCGGGTTGGCATCTGCCTGAAAACCAGCAATACCAAAAGCGCACCAGTTCACCTCTACGGGCATCAATGGCGGTTGTACCGGTGTCCAGCGTGGACGTACATGACCGTCAGGCAAACCGGTAACACCCTTCACCCAATCGCTGAGCGAGCGCTCTAACGCCTCATCGTCCAATTGGCTTGATGCGGTTGGCGTAAGGTATCCCGGCTGCGTACTGGTATTATTGCTCAATGGGCACCCCTCCATCGAACGGCAGCAATTCGCAATGAGCCTGGACAAAACCAGCACCATACGCCGTGTAGGGGTCTACAAAGGTCACGCGGTAATCCCGGTTCTGATAGGTCACGACATCAGCATCGCGCGAGGTCTGGCCGGCAGTGAGCCGTTCAGTCGTCACAATCAGAATTGCACCGGTAATCACCTGGCCTGCCTGCATACGCCGCGCTTCCAGCGACCGATCGACAGTGACCACACCAGAGAACTGAATTTTCACCGCCTCATTGCTGGCAAAACCCTGTCGGTCAATAGTTTGCTGATTTCGAGTAACCACCAGCGACGTGTCGCAAAAATCCGGGTCGAAAAGTACGTCAGTCACGTCAAGAAATGGCATTTTTATCCCTCACAACGTAGGTGATAGACCGGCGATACTCGCCAGTATCGATCAGTGGGTTCTCCCCGTTACGCGGCGCGACCTTGCGGTGCTTTCTTGCGTACAGCGTGGACGGTGCCAGCGGCGTCAGATTGCCGATGATGATGTAACGTTTCACCGCATTGGAGGCGATCACGCCAGCGCGAGCCAAGTACTGCTCAGCGCGGTCTGATTTCCCATCCAATACCGCAAGAGCGGCCAGTTTCAATTGTGCGGTGGTTTCATCCTGCACAGATCTTACTCCCGGCTGCAGGTGCGGGCGCGGAGGGATGTTCTGAGCAGAAGAGCCGTTTTCGTTGATATACCCGATCCCGGCGTTACCGAATGCTACATCCTCACGCTCCGACGCCTCACCAGGAATACCTACCAACACGTCGCGTCGCCCGATCTCCTGAAGCGCAGCCAACACGTCACGCGATTTATCTGCACGCACTTTTAGCCCGCTTTTCATAGCTGACGGCCTCCGGCCCCAAACATGCAGATGTATTGGTAAAACTCCGCGCCGTAGCGTGTGTTGTTCCAAAAGCCTGCATCCGGGTTTAGCGTGGCGCTATTGTCATAACTCACGCTGACCTTATCGACAGACTTGGACGACACTACGCCGCTATTCGCACCACCAGCACTACCGGCCGCTGCTGCGCGATTATCCACCGCCTGAAGCGCCATATAGTGAGCGACAAACAGCTCGACCAGATAAACGAACAGATTCCCAAGGCGGCGCTCGTCAAGCAAGGCATCGGCCAGGTTTAGGCGGAACTGGATTTGTGCTTCTGGGTAGCGTGTGGTGTCATTGAACTGCGGAAAGTCGGTGCGAAACTGCGTAACGGTAGGGAGCGTTTTATTTTTTTGCTCCATTGTTTTTCTCCAGTTTCGCGGACAGCTCTGTCAACTGACCTGTCAGCTCGGCGATCTGTTGGTCTTTTTCCGCAATCGCTGTGTTGCGCTCCTGCAGACCTTCGGCAGCGGCTTGGATTTGTCCCTGCAGCTCTGCCAACTGACCTGTCAGCTCGGCGATCTCCCCTCGCAACCCGTCAATGATTAGTGCCGACTCACCATCCCCCACAGGTAAGGACTCCCCCTCTGCAGGCTCGGAATAGCGCTTCACAAACCAGTGATCGGCGATATCATCTTCCACTAACTGGAGACCTTCCGCGAAATTACGCTTGGTGTAATCAGGCAAAGTGAGTTCAAACGGCGTATGTACACGAATTTTTTTCATATCGTTTCCTGTAAGCCCCTTGCGGGGCTGATTGTTAGATGCCGTCTACGTAGTGCATGGTATCGGTATAACGCAGCTCAACCGCGCCCACCTTGCCGTAGTAGGTGACAATCTGACGCAGGTCGCGGTATTCCATTGGAGTACGCTGCAGCGGAACCAACGGGAACTGCACGTATTTGCGATCCTGGGTGTAGAACGCCGCGCGGTTGGTTGGCACTACGCCGTCTTTTTCCAGCCACTTGACCGGCTGAATATCGAGCGGTTTACCGTTTTGCTTGTACGCGATGGTGTTCTCGTTCAGGTAATCCAGCAGCGAGCGGTTACCGGCGGACGACACGATGGTGCTTACCAGCAGCGCGTATTCATCTGGAGAGATCAGCATTTTGTCTGGCACGACAGCACGCCCTGTTTGTTTCCACGCGTTGGTGAGGCCGGCATCGATAGAAGCGCGGATCTCATCAGGTGTACTCTGCTTCCACGGCTTAGGCGCGTTGGAGGTTTTTACTCCCGTCTGGTTCAGCAACCCTTTCACGTCAAGGATCTTGCTGCCGACATAAACCTGGCGATCAAGGTTCAGTTGATACACCTGATTCATCGCTTCCAGCTTCTGCGAGTCAATCGGGCGCCCCAGTTGCATAGCTGCGGCGAGTTCGTACACCGTCCACGCCAACTGACGTGACCATGGAGTCAGCGGCAGACCGGTGCGGTTGATATCCAGGTCAATGCCTGGAATGACGTTAGTGCTGTTGCTGATCCACGATTCACCCTCATCACCCACCGAGCTCGGTGCCGCGAAGGTGCTGTTGGTGAAGCTGGAAATCTCATCCGCGATAGAGACGTCTTCACGCAGATCGATATCTCGGCTCCAGGTGTAGGCCAGCAATGGCAAGTTTAGGGTCTGATCCAGTCGCTCCAACTGGCCCAGCAGGAACGCACCGGCGTTATCGACGGTCTTACGGTCAAAGGTATACATAGAGAGTGCTTTCCTTAAATGTTGTAAGCAATTTCAGCGACGCCTTTGGCATCAGCAGCACCAATGAAGCGAGCATTGGTCAGTTGGATGGTGTTTTCCGCTGTGGCGTCGGCTACCGCTTCGAAGCCACCGATAGGCTTTTCTTCGGTGCCAGCCTTCACACGCACGAACACAGGGCCGTTATCGGCGACCGTTCCGGCGTTGACCTTCACCGAGATATAACCGCGCACTAACGCATCACCAGTGTGGTTGTAAGGAACGGACAACTGACGCGCCAAATCGCTGTCAGACATGAACGGATAAGAGCGCACGCGGATACCAAAGAACGCGGTAGCGGCATCGCCTTCTTCAAGCGGTACAAACTTGCCATCTACTTTTTTACCCATCAGGCCGTCGCCGGCGAAAGGTTTGTCGGTGTTCATTACTACGGGCTCGATGGTGGAATGAGAGGGGCGAGTGACCGCGCCCGCATAACCAAAATCGGGTGTAAAAAGAATGGATGAACCGGTCATTATTTAGCCCCTTTGTTGTTCCAGAAATCACGTTTCGCCGTATTCAGGTCGGCAATGCTATTAGCGTGCTCAGTCATGTTGAGCGAGAAAACACTTTGCTTGGCGTTATTGCGCACCCGGGCAATTTCGCTGGCACCGTTAAAGATGCTGTCAACAGTAGCGATAGGCAGCTTCATGAAATCGGTGTTTGTTCCCGCCAGCGGCGAGATCAGCGACTTACCGTCGGTGGTTTTGTAAGCAGCCACCAGTACCTGACGTTTCAGCGTGCCCAGCTTGGCCCCTTCAGGCATAGAGAAGCCTGGAAGAATAAGCTCTGCGCGCGCCGAAACGTCCTGGTGATAGGCTGAGTCACCGGTCAGTTTTTTCTCTTCGCGTTCATCTTCTTCGGTGGTGCTCTCATCACCGGTAGGCGATGCCGGGGTTAACTTCTCAATCAGGGCTTTCACCATCGTTTCCAAGGCGCCCAGACGCTCCTCCACGCTTCCGGCCTCATCGCCGGTGAGTTCCTTCACAGGCAGCGCTGCGTCTGGCCCTTCCACCTTAACGACAATGGTCGGGGTATCATCCAGATCGTCGTCACCGGTTAATGTTTCCGGCGCGTTATCCATCAGTTCCTCAGCGGTGGCCGCGTCGTTGGTTTTGATTGCTCGCTTGAGCTTGGTAAACCAGCCTTTATTTTTTGATGCCATATTTTTGCTATCTCCGATTGAACAGCGTTTACCGGCCCGACCATCAGGAACAAGCGCGATGTGGTTACCAACAATGTTGATTTGGTCTGCTTGCCCGACATCGGTCTGCTCATAGTCCGCGTCGTAGCCGCATGAAATTTCCCGCAAGCCGGCATTAATGGCCCGGATAGCGGATTCGTTCTTGATGATGAGATCTGCCAGCAACAAGTCGGCCTGATCACCAGTGCCCCGGCGAACGTTCTGCGCATGTCCCTGCGCCAGCCCCTGCCAGTTGCTGGGGTCAACAAACAGGATGTCACCGGCGGAATCCTCGGGGTGCAAAATGACAACCGTCATGCCTTCAAATGAGGCGATCGACTTTGCGCTGAATACCTGCTCAGGGCTGCGGGTGACGACAATTTCACCGTCAGCATCCGGCTCTATATCGGGCAGGTCGTCAGCGGCATACAGCTGATTTCCCGTTCGTGCTATTGGCACGCCTTCGCACAATAGGGAGCCGTCGGCTAACAGATAACGTGTTTCACCCAGCCGTGTTTTGAAGAAATATTTCATTGTTCACCTGCTGACTCGCGGGCATAAAAAAAGCCGCCGAGTGGCAGCCTGATTAATTATCGAATTTGAGGGCTTTTTAACATAATGACCGTTTCGCGCACCGCATCTGTTAGAGCAATTTAGTAATGTCACCTCAAAGGTGCAAAAGGGATGGTTTTCTTGGCTGAAATGGCCGGTATTCGACAACAACATTTTCGTAACAAATCGCCACTATTGTTGTTGACGACGATCCGCCGCTCTAACGTCTATTTCTCTCACTTTTCAGGAATAACCACTTCACAGTAGCAACGGCAGTTCGGCAACGCTCCGGCGTGACCGGTCATACCGTCTAATGTTGGTGGGTTATCCCAACGCACAAACTTGCCTTCCATTTTGGCGTGAGAGTGACGCACGTCCCCGTCATGAGCCGTTCGCCATATGTACCCCTCTGAACCCACTGCCGTTGCTCTGGCCTGCGTCAGCGCTTGGGTGGCTCGTCCAATCTCAGTGCGTGCAATCAGCCTGGCGCGCGATTTGGCTACATCGCCAGAACGATAGATTTCATCTGCCAGTTCCTTGCTGCGGCCGCCGGCAATCATTGCGTCTATCGCTTTTGACTGGATTTCCATAACCCTGTCAGCGGCCTGCAAAGGAAGCGATTTCATCAGTTTGATGTTCTCTTCAACGATGTTGCGAGCCACCTGTCCGATGGAGGTGTTTTCCATTTGGAAACGAAGCCCTGCAGAAATTTCCTCCGCCACCTGGCGCCACTGCGCCGCCTCCTGACGTGCAACACCGTCGAACATCTTGGCGGCCACAGATTCAGCCCAGGGTGTTATCAGTTCGGCGTACCTGCGCAGACTGACCTCAACGGCCGTTGCCGACAGCTCCGAACCATCGTACGTACCATTGACGATGTCGCCCACGGCTTGCGCTATCTTTCGTAGCTGTCCCGCGTAAGCCCTTTCCTGCCGCTTCGAGGTCAGCCGGGTCGATATCGCCGAGCGTTGGCGGGTCGATATCTTTCGCATCCTCTATATCCTCATCGCTGATATTCGAACCTATACCCGTCACCTTGGCAGAGTCGCGCAGCTCTGCACGTGCAACATGCAGTGGCATCAAATCGCCTTCCACCGCCTTATTCAGCGCATCCACGGTATTCAACGCCACAGTAGCCCTGTCGGTTTCAGACATCTGCCACAATGGGTTGAACTCGAACGCAAAGTCATCCGGCAGCGGTGTGCCAAACTCTGAACGGTGCAGAACTTCGAATAACCGGCGGATAGGCCGGCGCAGTCGTCGCACCTGCAGCGTGCCCACGTTGTCGTAGTAGTTGGCCAGGTCAGTATCGCCCGTCGAAAACCCTGCCGGCGACTGCCCGAAAAGGCGAACCAGCGGGATACCCGACGCACCAGATATTTGCTGCGCAAACTGTGCCAGCACGTCAGACAGCCCGCTGAACGAATAGGAGTGCGTTTCAAACTTGTCCTTGCTGTCCATGATGGTCATACCTTCAATGGACTGGAATAGCCGGATCATGTCGAGGTGCTTCATTAGCCCCGCTTCCAATTCGCCGCCAAGGCCAAGGATTTCTCTCAGCCTTTCGATGCTGTAGGTGCGCAGGTGTGCTTTGTGGATCAGCTGAGCGGCGCCTGTGCTGGAACTGTCGTAGGCCAGCAGCCGGTCATAAATGCGCTCAACAACTGACATTCCCCAGCCATTCTCGGTGTAGGCCTGCTGGTAAGGCAGCCCTATACCATCCATCCGGATCACGCGGCTATGGTGTATCTTCCAGCCGGGAATACCTTGAGAGGTTCCCACCACCTCATAATATTTTGGCTTACCCAGGTCGGGGCCAAGATCGGTAATAACTTCGGTGATGGTCTGGTTCAACATCCAACGGTCAAGAGGTAAAACCCCCTTGAAAGCATCACGCCCGATGGTTTCCATGCGCAGCGGTGTACTCATGTCCTGGCCGTCGATCATGATGACACCCAGCGCACCACCGTAGAGGCGAGACCATTTGATTGTGTCATTCAGCGCGTCCCACAGCGCCAACTCTTCCCAGCGACCCTCGAGCCTTCCTTTCGCCTCCGGCTCCATCTGCGTCGTGATATTGACGCCTTTCTTCGTCATGTCGTCGGCGATGGTGTCCACTGCTGCGCCAATCAGCCAGGATGAACGGTAGGCAAACTCCAGCAGCGTGCGATTGCGCGACGTGAAGTTGGGGAAGTAAGTCCCGTCGCTACTCAGATTCGGCGTTTGGATGCCCAGGCGCGCCGTCAGGTTCTCGTAACCATCAACGGTACGATGACTTACTGCTTTGTTCTGCGCCTTTCCTCGGGCGCGGCTTTTTCGTGACATTACACGCTCCTGCCCAGCAAGGCCCAAATATCCAAGGCGCGATCTGTAGGTGCAAACGCCATAATCAGCGCATCAGCCATGTTCGGCGACGGTATGCCGCGCTTCTTCATGTCTTTTTTACTCTCAACCTTCACCCGTCCGTTATTGTCATAATCGACACGTGGCCTGGACAACTCAGCCTTGAGGAACTCCAATTTTTTGATATGCGCCTTTGACAGACTGATCAGCTCATCCGTAGGGTAAGGCAGCGCCACATGCGGATCCTGCTTCCTGGCCTCCAGGCACCGCCACGTTTTATAGAAACGGTCACGCACTCCCCACCAGGCCTGCGCCTTAATGTTGGAGAACATATCCTTATTGGTCTTGCCGGGCATGTAGATGGCGTCCGGGTCTTTAACCGCCTCTCCGGCGTTGAACCCTTTGACGTTTATGGAGGCCACCCGCTTGAGATGTGCCTTCACGCCGGCACCAACACCGATGGAATCGTAAATGATGCTGTTAACGCCGCGTTCTGCCGCGTAGGTGTTCACCCGGTTGGATGAGTCGATGACATCGCCCTTATTCCAGTCTTCTAGGTCGAGCACGACCGAGCCGTAGGCATAGCACAGGGCGTTGCAGTCCTCCCCCTCATCGGCCACGTCAAATCCCACGCGCTTTTCGCCAACCGAATCAAACCCCAAAGCGATATGCGCATCGACAGCCGCCTCAATCCACGATGGCTTGATGATCGCCAGTTCGGAATCGGCCACCGGCTCACCTTCCCAGATATGCCGATAGAGGTCGTAATCGCGTTCTTTGCATTCCTCCATCTCAGCGCGAAGCACCTCGGGGAACCACGGGTTATCTGACCAATTCACCTTAAGTGATATGCAATCGCTTGGCGGATTGGCGATGAAGCGTTGGTAGGTATCGTCCAGGATGTTTTTGGGGTTGAAGCTTACCCAAATTTCAGAGCCCGGCTTACGAATGGTCGGGATCAGAATATCCCAGCTCTCTTTGGTCACCGCTTCGGCTTCTTCCACCCAGCATATATCGATGCCTTCGAGGGACTTGATTTTAGTGGGGTTGTTCTTGATACCGTAGAACATAAACTCGGCACCGGTAACCAGGTGACGGATAGCGTACCGTTGAACCTCAAACTCGGCCTGATACCCCTCACGGCATATCGTGTCATCGAGCAGGCGGATCACCGAGTCGCTGATGCTGTTCTGCAGCTCACGCGCACACAGGAATCGGTATTGCCCACGGCGGGCAATCTCAATCAGCAGGCGGGCCATCGACCAGCTTTTACCGCTGCCTCGGCCCCCCCATGCCGCTTTGTATCGTGATGGGCCAATGAATGGCCGGAAAATCGGGTTTAACTCTGACATTTGGCTATCCTGATGAATGACCGCGCGCAACGCAGCAAAAAAGCGCCACGCTGAAAATCAGAGTGACGGAGCGATGTTTATCAACAAACTATTTGAACGAGATGAAAAGCAATAAACCAGGCATGAGAGCATGATAATAACGGTGGATGGTGCTTGCTTTCATCGGTTTAACCACGTGATTTAACAGACTAAGAACAAAGGGAAAAGTAGCATTTCACGCACAAGTTCGCTTAAGAACCATTATGTTAAAAGCCCGTTTTTATGACGTGCTACAAGGTGCCAGGCGTTACTTTTTCGTGCCGAACAAATCTTCCAGCGAAGGCAGCCCGTTGATGGTGTGCTCGTTTTTCTTCGGCGCCTCCCATCCCCGCATTTCGGCCAGCTGCTTGATAGCCGATTTAGCGTCATGCAATTTTAGCTTGATGCCTTCCTTGCCGGCCGTAATCTCCGCGATAGCGTCGAGCAGTTCGGGGGTTTGCTTCACCGAATCCCTGAACCTCCACACGGCTTGTACCACCGGATTGCCGTTCTCATCCTTGCCCATATCGTGCTCGGAGAACTCCACCAGGTCACGGATGCTCGCTCGCCCCATCGTCGTCAGCCGCTCCATCGCTTCCTCATAGGTCATGATGGCGGCGCTGACAGCTTCGTGCTGGACGGATGAAAGAAAGGCGGCAACCTTATCAAAACTTATCATCCGACTTGCCTGCACATGGGCAGATTCGCCTTTCGCCTTCCCGCCTGCAGCTTTGTAAGCATCGGTCTGATTTTTGCCTTCCAGAAGTTTAGTGACAAACCTCTGCTGCAGCTTCGTCAGGGCATCGAAAAGCGCCTTCTGTTCTTCTGTCAGCGTCATTTCGACTCCTTATCAATCCTATTTCTGAGCGTCCGCTGAGGCCAATCCTAAAGCTACCATTGCAAACTCTGGCTTGGTTGCCGTTTTGAACACCGCCAGAAGCTTATCTTTCAGTGCATAAATTTCATTCCGCTCAGCTTCATTCAGCTGACTGATTGCGCCCAGCAGAATCAGCCGCTGAGTCTCTTCTTCTTTTGATAATGCCATATTAGAATTTCCTGCTGGTTGATTGACCGTGCTTTGATTAAAACACGGTAAATTTTGATACCGGGCCAACCAGTGACTTAGCATTTATTCTGTCAAAGGCACTCGATGAATGCCTTTTGCAGAATTTTATACATTTAGAATGTGCCATTGTTGCGTTCAAAAAACTCCGTAGACTGCTGCCATTCTTTGAATGCTTCGCTTGGTGTTTTACCACTACCGACCAGGTAGCATCTCTCGCCGGGAACCTCTTTGACGCACTCGCAGTAAAACATCTTAACCAATGGGTCGAATTTGATATGTGGCTTATCGAAACTCACTTATCCATCCCTCCATCAAGCCGCCGTATCTCCAGTAGTTGGTTGTTAGCCTTGTCGAGTGCCGCCAGCAGCGGATCAATCCATAGCACCGCCTGGCAGTATGTCAGGGTGCCGGAGGCAGTGGCGCCAGCACCGGTTGCGTCAGCGACGATGGTATCGGCTGACATTGCGCGGGAACGTAGACGGTGCGTGTAGTCGAGCAGCCCACCAGCAACAGCGGCAGGCACAGCCAGATCACACGTCGGCTGTTTCTTGAGGATCGTCCGGTATTCAATTTCTTTCCCCTGTGTGGCCGCGTCGGTGTTGATGCCGTACTGATTCGCCGCGTTGCTGATTTCGTTGGCGCGCTGAAAGTGAAGCGCTTGGGTAGCAATGGTCGCCGTCTGTAGGTTGTTGTCGCTCTGCAGTTGCTTGACCGTGCCCTCCAGCT